GAAACTGGGTTATAGATACGCGAGATGATTTGCTCTGGTGGAATGCCAGTCAACTCTTCTATCGGCGTACGAGGTACCGTCTCACCACGGAACGACACTTGCGAAATATCTTTCTGCAAACGATCCGATACCGTGACGAAATCGGACACTTTCTTAGCGTACGTCGGACCAAACACGCGGTTAAAAGCACCTGCTTTTGTACGGTCAGCCAGCAACGATACCGGATCGCTTGATCGCACCAAATCATCCAGCATGAACGCCCGAATTGCGTTGACGGCATCTTTGTTCTGGCCGTAACCCGCATTGCTCATAAACTTTTCAGTAAAACGAGAATCGCCGTACATCTTATTGACCAGTTCTTGCGGGCTGGTGAATCCTTCTTTGCGGATCAACTGCTCGCCAGCCACGCGTCGGAATTCGTTTTCCATCGCGGTGCGCTTGGCCAACAACGCTTGTGTATTGTTAACAGCGCCGCGCAACTCGTCGCCAAGGCCTGGCACCAAAGATACTGCGCCAGCATTTTTGGCCAGCCATTTATTAGCTGCTCGGGGATCGATCGCGTCGCCTTTGAGCGCTGCTTTAGTAAAGCTATCGTAAAACGCATCACGCGCCACGCGAACGCCATCTTCGCCAGTTGCGCGGATAAACTCGTCCACGTTTGATTTATTACCAATGATGGCAGGCACGATCTGTTCAACAAATCGCTTACGATCTACAGACTTTAATGTCTCGCTGGTAAACGGCAAACCAACGCGCTCAAAGTATGCCTTATCGGCATTCTTGTATGCATTCACAAAATCCGGATCAAGATTGTCTATGTGGCCATTGACGCGCGCTTTCAGTTCGGTCAGTAGACGAATATCCGCTGGCTCCGAAGTTTTGCGCAACTGACGGTTAATTTCGCGCTTTAGGGAGTCCAAATCTTGCACGCGGGCAGCAGCAAACTGCTGGCCGCCAGGCGCCATAGGCGCGCCTTCTGCCGTCAGAATCGGGCTAGGCTGCGTTTCTGTAGGACGAAAACGCGAACGAACGCGGTTATAGATGCTTGGGAACGTCTTGAAGATATCCGACGCTTGCGAGCCAGCTACGAAATTGTAAATATCATCCACCGCGCCCGCCGGAAGCGTGACGCCTTTATCGTCGGCAATCTTGAACGCTTCTGTATACAAAGGCTTGGTAGAGTTGCGGGCCGACTCTTCTTTCTTTGCAACTAATGCAGCTACGCGCTGGCCAAACTCGTTGGCGTCAACAGTACGATCAGCAGCCAAGTCAGCGATCTGCTGATCGATGGACTTGACTTGACGAGCCAAAGGTTTCTCCAGCGAAGTTGGCTGCACATTGAGTTGCACTTTGGAAGGATCACCAAACAGGCGTACTTGATTCTGACGCAGCGCATCCTTGGCAGCTTGGTACTGAGCGCCGTACTGCGCTTTGAACAGCGGGTCTTTGGACGCCAAGTTTTGGATAAAACTGTTAATGACCGGATTGTCAGCAAGTAGCGCGCTCAAAGGCATTTGCACATCGGCGCCGCCAGGCGCCTTAAGCGAAACGCCGGTCTGGGCTTTGGCTGCCTCTTCCAGAGTCGTCATAAACTTAGGGTCAGCCGCAGCCGCTGCAATAAAGACGTTATTGATACGCGTATTAACATCGCGCAGCAGCTCATCTTTGGGCTCGACACCCATCAGTTTATCGACTTTACTCTTGGCAAAATTCCATGCTTTGCCAGCGACAGGGACAACAGCTGTTTTCAGGTTTAGCGCGCCAGCAGTACCTGCGCCACCAAATAGCGAACCTACTACGCGGCCAGCGGTTGGAGCGCCTACCTTTTCTCCACCTATCTCACCCACGATGCCGCCAGCTTCACCGCCTGCGCCAACGATCGCCTGTTCGACAGGGCCTAACACTGTTCTGGCTACAGGACCGGTACGGCCAAGCCAGGACAATGGGCCAAACAGATACGACTCCGGCGATGTCGCAGCCTGCACGCCACCCGCCATGATGCGCTCGCCCATCGTAGTGGGCTGTGCGCCGGTGGAGCCAAACAGGCGCATCAAAGGATCGTAAGTAGCTGCACGACCTGCGGCAAAAGATTCCGCAGCTGTCGGTGCTGGTGCGGTAGTTGGCAAATTAGCGGCGCGAGAGCCCAGCGTGATCGGGTTGATGCCCAGCTGCGTCAGAGTGTCGGTTAGTGTACGGCCAAGTCCAGTTAACAAACCCGCAGTGCTGGCAGGCCCTCGACGCGCGGCTTCGGCCAAGTAGCTTGGCTGACTGACGGGCGCTGCCGGAGTCGCGGGCATTTGCGGTATTGAGCGAGGCGCGCTGGCTAACTCCTCCAGTTCATCGTCTGTTAGCGGCGTTTCGCTACGGTACACCTTACCGTCGATAGTGTATTTGTAGGCCATGATTATTCCTGTTCGATCGTCACTACCTTACCGCTTTTCAATTTGCGAGTCTGTGGTTTTTTAGTGCCTTGTTTGGCTGGTGGAGTTTTGCCTGCTGGCGGCTTAGCTGCGGCAGTTGGTTGCTTACCTCCTGCGATATCAGGATACGCTGGCTCCGAAAACTCGGGCACTCGCGAAGCGGCTCTAAAGTCTTCCGCGTTAAACCCGGCGCGTGCTGCAACATCGCGTTGCTGTTCAATCTCAGCAATACCTTTGGTTGCCGCGACTTTGCGAATTGCCTGCAAAGTCTTTTTGATCTTGGTCTGTGTATCTTTAGTAGGAGTACTGGTAAACAGAGTAGATAGGTAATCAGCCGTACCACCTAGCAAGCCAGGATCAGCGCCAGCAGCCTTCAGCTCTTTTTGGCTCAGATCGCCCGCGCCAGATATAGCACGCGCAAACTGAGTCTGCGCGGCACGATAAGCGGCAAAGTTATTTGTCTTAAGTGACTCATCAATAGATGCCAGCGCCGAATCCGCAGCTGTAACTGTTTTACGAAACGGATCGATCGTCTGCAAAATAGTGTTGCGCAAAGCCGGAATATCTTTAACTTCTTTAACCCCTGGAACTGGAGGAGCGCCAGCTGCGGCAACTTTTACTTTACTGCCTTCAACCACGGTATTAACTGCAGCCATTTCCTCTTGTGTAAGGTCATTGAAGGATTTACCAAACCTGGCCCTTGCTTCCGCCTCGAGCTCTGCTCCGTAAGACATTTCTTTCTCTGGCCTTGCTTTCTCCAAGAACTTGATTTCTGCCTCAACATCAGCCAACATAGGGTTATTCGCGTCAGCAGCACGCATCTCTCTAGCTTGTATGCGTAATTGACGCAACCGATCAGCCACTTGCAGCTGCTGGGCGCCAGCCGACTGACGTACAGAGCGATCTAGCGCAGCCAGTTTGCTGTCAATTAGACGAAGCGCCGTAGTTTTTTCTGGGGAATCAGGCTGTGCCAGTACCTGCTCGCGCTGATAATTCAGGCCTGCCACTTCATCAGCAATCTGTAACGCCGGAGCGCGGCCAGTGCGCTCACGCAATTTAGCCTGTTCTGTAGCAATATCGACGCTTGCTTTACGAGCGTAATCTGCCAAAGCAGTAGCAAACTGCATGTCGCCCATATCAGCAGCCTGCTGCGCTACTTGCATAATTGACTGCGGATTGGTCATATCCAGACCCTGCGACAGCTGTTGGCGCTGGCTAATCATGCGCAATTGCGGGTCTTGCATACCAAATATGCCGCCAATAGCGCCACCCAAACCTGCGCCGCCACGGTATAGACTCATCTCCGCGCGCTGGAATGGGTTTAGCTGGGCGTACTGTAGCGCCCTGGCATCAGTTGCCTGCTGTTGCATTAAGTTGTATTGATCTGGTGTCGTGAACAGACCTAAGATTTCGCTGGCCATATCTGCTCCTTAATATGCGTAGTAGCCGCCAGACCACGGGCTTGCGGAAGATCCAGCGCTAATCGGCGCTGCGCTCGGAATAGGCGTAAAAGCGCGCTCTTCAACCGGAGCTGGTGGGGTAGGGAACATCCTATCCATCATTCGCTGTCGCTCTATGCGGTCGCCTATACCAGCAAAAGCCGTACCGAGCGGGTTGTACGCGTTAGCCTGCTGCATCGCTTGCGCGGCGCCCAGGCCACCTTGCAGCAGCGCATTTGCGCCGGAGGTATTGATGTTGCGTCCGCCTAAATTCACACCCAACTCGAACGGCTGCATACCAAGGCTTTCCAGTGAACTCACGCCACCCAGATAGGAGGTAAATGGCGACAGCGCGCCAACTTGGCCCGCTTGGAATTGGCCCAGCATACCCGCACCTGTGCTGAATAAACCAGTACCAAATGCCAGTTCGCGCTGTCCTTGTTCTTGCGCTTGTGCGGCTAACGCTGCATCTTGCTGTGCTATTGCGTTGTAATAAGCTTCTAGTTCAGGGTTTGTGGCCCGTAAGCCGACTCCACCGCCAGGACGTAAGCCTGTTGCGCCAACAGATAGCCCGCCACGGCCAGTCTGAAAGACTTGATTCCTAAGTTCACTCAGCTGACGCTCACGGCCAGGAGCCAGTAAATCTACCTGACGCTGCATATATTGCTGGGCTACTTGTTCTGGCGACTGCGCTAGGTAGCTCTCGCCCAAACCAAACATGCGCTCGGCAGCACCTGTCAATGGCGCATACATTCCTGCGGCAGCTTCGGCTTGGCCAAGCTGACCACCTAAAAGCGCCGCTAATCGGTCTTGATACGCCTTAAGTTCAGGACTGACCGCGTAACTTGCGCTTGATAGGCGCCCAGTCTTGGGGTCGAAACCAAACTGACTCGTACCAAAACGAGTCGTCATGCCGACTGGCCTAAAGCGAGACTCCTCGGCCGCTATTTTGGCCGCTTGTAGCTGAGCGCCCGCAGACGTAGACGCCGCGTCTTTAGCGGCCTCACCTTGAAGAAAGCCACCTAGCAAACTTGCGCCAGCGCTAATCAATCCACCGATAGGCATGTTAGTACCCCTTAATTAAAACGTCATCCACTTTCGCAGGGTCTTTCTCGTCCGTTGCGTGGATACAAAACCAAACACAGTCAGTAATTGCCTTGACCCCATGTGTTACGCCAGCCTTAATCTCTATGCAAGCTGGCGCCTCAATAACCTGTACTACTTCATTTGCCATTACAGCCACTTTTCCTTTAGCCAGAATAGACAGATGGCTAAAGTCGTGCGTGTGCTTCAATATCGCAGTGCCTGCGGGCACAAACGCTTCTTTGGCATACAACCCATCAGAAAAATGATGGGTGATGCCGCCACCAAAATCTTCAAGCTGTTTTTCAACCGTACTCATATCAATATGATCCAATAGCTAACCACCATCCCTTAGCCGCAGCAGATCCGGGAGCCCAAGTAAATCCAGAAGTAGAAAGACCAGAAGCTCTAAAGTAACCGCCACTAGAACTATTTCCAGATTCAGCCCCTCCAACAACAGCATAAACGGATGAAAATGCCGTTGGGAATGATACAGCGATACTTGTACTATTAGTAGACTGATAACCCCACTGAATCATCAAACCACCCGGTAATTTTTGGTATCCATCAGTTCCAAGGCTCTTACCAAATGCGGCCAACGCCGATAAAGTAATAGCGCCTGTCTGGCTATCTACTGAAGTAACACCAGAATTGGCAATCGTTGGGTTTCCAGATACGCCGTCTCCATTAGTAACAGTAATTCCAGTTCCTGCAGAGATTGATCTAGCTGTCAAAGTGTTTGCTGCAGTTCTAACAGCAATACCATTAGAAACTGTATCAGCAACCGTACCTAAGTTAGCGCGAGCGTTCGCTGCAGTAGAGGCGCCGGTGCCCCCATCTGCTACAGCCAAATCAGTAATGCCGCTTATCGATCCTCCAGATATAGTAGCGTTGCTTATCGTGCCGCCAGATATGGTGGTAGCCGATATTGTGGCAGCTGTTAATGTCCCACTAAAAGAAGGGCTGGCTGTATCAGCTTTAGTTGCAATCGCGGTCGCAATATTATTGAATTCAGTATCAAGCTCTGTACCTTTGACAATTTTGGCCGCGTTACCAGACGGCAGCGAATCTTTCGATGCAAAGTCCGTCGATTTTGTATAGTCTGACATGACTACTCCTTAACTAATCCGACCGCGCTTGGCCAAGATTTCAATTTTTTGTATGGACAACTCAAACCCGTTTACTTCAGCCTCGTATCCTGTCTGCACTACTTTGCCCGACCCTGTAGCTTGAGACGTCAAAGTTTGAATCGTAATACCGCCAGCGTACTGCGCAACAGGCACACCGTTAGCGCCATATTCGGCAATGCCATACTCCGATATACCTTGCGTAGGGATAGTGACATTTTCTGATAGGTAATTCTCAGAAAAATCGTAGCCCCACTTAATGGTTACCACTTGGTCAGAGCCGCCTATAACGACAATAGCTATACGTTTAACAATAGATGTGACGGTTATGTCGCCTAAATCCGCATGGTTGGTGTAATACGCCATACGATAGGTTTCTGTATCGTCGAGATATCCAGAATACTTACCGATGTATCCGGTTTTACCTATCAACAAATCGCCATTACGACGAGCGCACAGCGCAGTAGGTTCTATATGCGTCCAAGTAGTAACGCGTGACGATCCGTCTTGCATAGCTGCGCGGGTGTCTAGTACATAGACCTGGCCAGCAGTTGGGAGGGTTATCAAATAAAACGCGTCTACCTCAGAGTACACCGCTTTAATATTGTCGGGGTCTTCGCCAGCAACTAACTGCATCAAATCGTTGCGAACATTCTTAGTTAAGTCGCGGAAAGGCGCAGACTTTTCTTGGATGGTACGCATGATCGACCGTATGCCACTATTCGATAAAAACACAACGTCTGTATTCGTGCTTTGAATCGAATCGCGCCATTGGCAGCCAATACCAATCACTGTGTCGTACAGCGACATCGTCGATGGGGCTGTCGCTCCTTGATAGACCAAAATCTGGCGTTTGCCAAAAATAAACAAAAAGCCGTTGTGCGCCGCCAGTCCTGTTATTTCATCTGCGCCATTTGGCCAAACAGAATTGACGTTTAGTGTGCCAGCAGTGCCGCCCGTATAAACATGACCGGATAGCAAATCAGAAAACGTCAGTGTCGTTTTATCGGCATTACTACCTGCAATCCAGAGACGGCCATAAGCAGAGATGCAAATATTGCCTAGAGGCACTGTGCCTGCATAGCCAGTCTTTTCGCTCACACGCCGATAGGTCGTGGTGCTAACCGCTGGGTCATATATCAGCGGATCGTGGCCAGCTTGGAAAAAGTACGTGATGCCGTTGAGCGACGCGCATTGCCAGTTACTGGCTGTAATCGTAGGCGCTGTAGCGCCGCCGCCATAGGTCAGCTCAACTAAACTAGTGCCACTCAGTTTAAAGAGCTTATTGTTGCCAGCACACAAAACTGTCACAGAACCATCAGTCTGGACTAGTTCATGAATGACGCCTACATCGTTTGCACCTAAGTTGCCAGTACTGGTGTTTACTTTTGCCCAGCCTTTACGAGCGCCCATACGACCATACTGGTCGAGAATGCAATTCTGCGCCACCAAAGCAAAACCCGCAGCAAGATCAAGCGGCGAATCTTGAGTGTTCATTCCGAAAAATCCCGGAGCCGATATAGAAAAGCGCTCTAGCTGTTGGCTCATATAGCGACAAACTCCTGCATCTCAGGAAAGCGCGTGGCTTCCAAAGCAATGTAATCCGACAGCATGGAGCGGTACAGCGCATAAGCCTCAGATGACGATAGGCCGCCATCTTCGCCGCGCTCAACCAGCGCGCGAGCATAGGCGTTTTGTTCGATCAGTTTGTCATTGACCAACGGCACGTCGCCGTCTGCGGATAGATCAGCCTGCGGCACACACAAGAAAAATTTCAGGGTGTAGACGCCGTTTGGTCGGCCATAAAGTTGCACCTTGGCGTCTCCGCTCCCATCTACGCCTTCAAAGCAATACTGCGTTGGGATGTTCTGGACGATAGGTGTGAAGTTTTGACGCTGGCGCATGTCGGCGACCGAAATTGGCTGCATGACGACATTGCTTGTGGTGTTCAAGGGGTTGCTGGTGACGCGAAACTTTTGGCCAGCGCCTGTCAGCGCGTACTCGTAGGTGCCAGCGACTGTCGTGATATCGACTTCCATCCCCAGCGCGTTCCAGTCGAAAGAGTCTTCGATCTGACGCTTGGCGTCGTTAACGAATTTGCCGATTAACTGGGAGTAAGAAGTCAGTGCGACCGTCGAGACAGACGGCTCGCGCAGGCGCCCCATGATGGAGTTGACGATTTCTAAGTAGGTCATTTGCTTTTCGCCTTATTCCTTGCGGATATAGCTCTAGCTTTTGCCTTTGCGTCCGCCTTGGAGGATGCGCCCCAAGCCCGTAAAGACAACAAGAGCCGGGTTGGCTCACCGTCTTTAATTTCAGGGCCGGGCATGTTACCCATCCTGGCGAGAAAAGAAGCTCGTCTGGGGTTGTCTCCGGACTTGACCGGAGCTTTCAAATTGCCACCTGTGGCGGCATTATAGGACGCCCTGCCCTTGGCATTCAAGCCGCCCTTTGGGTTTTGACCGGCTTTCCTCTGCCATGCGGGCGTCTTGGCGCTCATTTTTTCCTCGCTGCTCTCATATTGTCGACTAAATTCGGGTAGGGCCTGCCAGCCTTGGCTGCCATACGCTTGGCGGCACTCTTCTGGCCGGGCGAAAGCTTCTTAGGCGCACCCAATTTCTTTGGCCGAGTCTGGTCCCAGATCGGCTTTTTCATTTCTTCATCCGGTTCTTGGCAGTACGCATGCCGCGCTGCGGCAAAGACTTGCCAGCTTCCGAGAGCGCGATGGCCACTGCCTGCTTGCGGGACTTGACGACGGGGCCGCCTTTGCCGGAATGCAGCGTACCAGCCTTATACTCGCCCATCACTTTCTTAACCTTCTTATCCGCCTTGGTCATTTTCATTTGAATACCATCCTATCGACGATAAACGTACCAATGCTAGTCACGACCGATACGACAGCCATGCCAGCCCAAAGGCCACCTTTTGACTTGTTGGCCATCTCCAACAGCAGCTTAACGTCCTCGCGCAAGGCGTGGACCTCAGACTGGAGGACTTCTACTTGCGCTTCGAGTTTTCCAAACTCTCTCAGATCAATTTCAGACATTTTCCTGTTTCCTTGGACGGCCGGGTCGCCTCATTTGAGGTATCGGGGCTGAAAATGCGGTATCAGTGCGTACAGCGTCTTGATGCAAGGGTTCTTCGTTTCCTTCCTCATCCACTCGGACGTAACCGGCGTGACCCTTCATGCTGTCGATGTCATGTTGAAGCGTGAAGGTGACGGTTTGACCGCTGGAGAGGCAGCGAAAAGTTGCAGACATAAATGCTCCAGTGAAAAATCGGGGGTCGAAACCCCCGATTATTAGGCCAACGAACGAGCGACGACCAGACGCAAAGTGCTAGATGCCAGGTTAACCGTGCCGCCAGTCTCGTTTTGGAAACGAATGCTGACGACGTTAGCTGCGCTGACGTAAGCCTCTACGATCAAGCCTGCCTCATCGACGCTAAGAGATGCACCCAGCACCATATCGCCCAGGGCAACGCCCGGAACAGCTACGGTGTCGGTATCACCAGCGCCATCGTCAAGGCTGTCGGCGTCAATCGTTGCGCGAACCAGCCAAGTATCAGAAAACAAACCGCGAAACTGGTCATTGCCAGCGCGGACTACTACGGAAGTTGCATTTGCCATGATGTTCTCCTAAAGGTTAATCCCCGGCCCGAAGGCCGGGGGCTCAATTAGGCCGGAACAGCCAGAGCAAAAGCCGACGACGAAGTAGCAGCACCGACGGTAGCGGCAGTACGCATGGCCTTCACGCCGTAGATCATGTCTGCGGTGTAGAGAGTTGCCAGGTATTCCTGCTTGTACTGGGTCTGCGAACGAACGCCCATCTGCTCAACCAGCACCATCGCGTCGCGGTGGCCCATCAGGCAGATACGGTCAGCACCGGTGTTGCCTGCGCCGTAGTCAGCGTTGGAGGTAACGAACACAGGGATGCCGTACAGGTTGCCGATTTCGCCGTTGCGGATCGCGTTGCCATTGCCGACGAATGCCTGCTCGGTGTAGCGAGCCAGACCCATCAGGGTGTTACGCGACGACGGAGGGATGATGAAGAAACGACCGTCCATAGGAGTGTCGTTGTCATCCAGACGCTGGATCGTGCGGCGGATTGCAGCGTCGGTCAGTGCAGCAGCGTTCGAAGTCGAGCTGTTGTAGGCCGTGGTGCCGTCCGAGCCGATGTAGGCTTTGGTCGACGCAGCCGAGGTGGCGTAGTCGTTGGTGCCAATTGTAGCGCCATTGAATGCGCGGCCCAGCTGAATCAGGTCGGTGTCAACCTGCTTGGCCAGAGCGTAACCAGCGTCGTCAGTGTAGAACTGACGCAGCGAGGTCAGCGCTTGCGTTTCAACGATGTCTTCGATCAAACGGCTGTACTCGTAGTGCTTGTCGATCGAGATTTGCACTTCGTTCTCGGTCGCAGCAATCAGGGTAACAGCGTTGGTTGCGCCTTTTGCCGAGGCGGAGCCACGGGTTGGGGACGGAACGTGAACGGTGTCGCCTTTCTTGCCACGGAAGTTCATCTTCATGACCAGATTGGCCAGAACGAGGTTCTTCTTGTACGACGCAACAATTTCATCACTCCAAATCTCTGGAATAAAGGTTGCTGCTGTAGTGGTCGTTACACTATTTGCTGGGCTAAATGCGGTTGCCATGTCTAACTCCTAAAGTCAAAAGTAATATTTACTTGACCCGACCTTCTGCATACGCCGCCATAATTTCAGGCTGTAACGCATCGTAGCGAGCCGGATCGGTCATTTTTAGCCGAATCAGGTCTGCCCTACGGTAAACACGCTTTGAAGACTCTCCAGTTCCACCTGTGTCGACTTGTGCGGACTTCATCTGCTGCTGGCGCTTGTCTTTAGCTTCTGACTGCACCTGCTGCGTCTTGACGCCCTTAATAGCCTTGTAGGTAGAGAGCAATTCATTACCAGCATCAAAATCAAACTGAGCATCTGCCTTGGCGTAAAGCTCCAGACGTATCGGAGACGACTTAACCCAAGCGTGAAACTCTGGGTCAGCCGCCACCTGCATAAAGTCAGGGTGTTCTTGCGCCATGCGCTGCTGCGTTTGCATTTTTTTAAACTCAAGCGACGCTTGCCTTGCGGCTACAACGTCAGGATGAGTTGCTACTGTTTGCTGAATCGCCTTCTGAGGGTCTTCATAGAAGTCCACTTCAGGCTCTTTTTGCTCAACAGGTTGCGATCGGCCGCTGAGATTCTGCTTGATGAGCTCATCTGCCAGCTTTCGCACTTCCCCGACTTCTTGCGCCTGTCGGCCGATTACTTTTTCGGCTTCTTGGTGCATTTTGATGATGTCATCGATCGACTTGTTTCTGTATCGATCTGGCACTTCAGGCGCTGGGGCCTTGGTGCTATCTTCAATTTCGGGTAGTTTCGCGTCGTCTGCCTCGATTTCGCTCGGCATCTCGGGTTCTTTATCTATCAACATGTCGAAGTTCCTTTTCCTGCCATCTTTTGGTTCCCAGGATTAAACATGAACAGGGCATTTCTGCTTATCTGTTCGCCTTCTGCT